GTGATGCCAATAAAATCTTCTCCGGCATCTGCATAGACGACTTCCAAAGGCGTTGTAATGGACCCGCTTTCAAGTTTAACCCGCCTGTGCTGTGCTAATTCTTCACCCGCCTGGAAGGTTACAGGACCGGTTGTATATTTTGCTTGTGTCATTTATATCTCCTTTATTTTTGCTGATCTTTCAGCCATGCGTCATGCAAATCCGGATCAGATGCTGCAATTGCGCCCATTGCAACTGATCTTTTGCAGTTGTGGTCTGCTTGATATGCAGACACCTTTGCCAGGAAACTTTCACTTTTATTCCCCTCTCCTGCCGTAGAAGCCGGAGCAGCCGGTGATGGCGTATGATTCTGGATGCCATTCAATATTTGGTCACGGGTTGTTGTACCTGTGGCGCCCCCGGAGGCAGTAGCTTTGCCGAACAACTCTTTCCCTATTTTTACCTGTTCTGCTGTCATGCCCGATGCCATAACTTGATCAAGTTTTGTTCTCGCATCGTCGCCAAGCACAACGGCCACCATGTCAAGGCATCCAGCTTTAACGGCAGCAACGGCCGCTGTAGTTTCTGTTTTCGACGTTTCCATGGCCACATCCATTTGGGCCTGAACCTCTGCCCTGCCTGCGTCCATGACCTGGGCATGCAGATCCGGATAATCCGCCTTTAATTTTTCTAAATTCATAATCTTGATTCCTTTGATTTTTTTATTTGAGTTCAAATCAGAAATTATTTGCTCCAAGCTTCCGATTTCGTCTATCAACCCTTTTTTAATCGCTGCCGAAGCAATAACCACATCCCCTCCTATGCTCGTAACTTGATCAGCAGACAACTTTCTATTCTCAGAAACTTGTGAAACAAAAACATATGCCAATGCATCTGCCCTGGCTTGTATTGTCTGTCTGCCTTCATCTGTCCCGGGGTCAACACGCTTTTTGGGCGACACAGAACTAACAATCTCAATTTTATTGTCATCACGCCTGCGCATAGTGAATACAACACCGATAGAGCCTATCTCCGCTGTAGGTGCTGCGACAATAGAATCCGCTGCAGACGCTACCCAATAAGCCGCGCTGGCAGCCATATCTCCGACATAGGCAACAACGGGTTTGGTAATTTTCTCCCGGATATGGTTTGCAAGCTCGGCAATACCGCCGACTTGCCCCCCAGGGGAGTCAATATGCAAAACAATTGAATCCACGGCCGGGTTATCTTCAGCCGCTTGAATATCTGCCAGCATGCCTTCGGCCGACGGGAACCCAAACAGCCATGACATAAGACCTCCGCCGTAATGCATAACAGGCCCGATCATTTCAACGATAGCCACCCGGCCCCTGACAGATACCCTGTCAGAGCCTGACATTTGTATGCCTGGTCTGGCTAAAATAGCTTCCACAGCACCGGATTTCTCGACAGCTCTCGATATAGTTTCAAATCCGTCACCGGCAATCGCCCACGGCAGATCATACAGTGCAGGTAACGTCTTTTCTTTTTCTACGCTCATCAGGCCTCCTGTGGCTCTGTAATTGTAGGCATCACAGCAGCTGCCTTTGCCACTTCCCTGCCACGTTGTTCAAGCTGCGCTTCCCAGTCCTTTCCGAGTTCTGCTGACCAATCTGACAACGTCAAAACACCCTTATCCAGCAGCAATTCATTTGCGGTTGCCTCTTTAACCGGGTCAACATGCCCCTTGGCAGGTCCGATCCATGTAGCATTTGTGTATTCATTAAGCCCGTCGTAAAAATCCGGGCCACCAGTGGGCAATGTTAATTCACCTCTCAACCAGGCTTCCTCAAGTACCATCCCCCATACCGGTTGGCACAAGTGCCGTTCCATCCATGTACGGTATAGCATATATACGCGCCATGCTTCAAGCAGCGCCGCCCTGGCGGATGAATAATTAGTTTTTGAAAAGTCCTTTGCGATTACTTCATATGGCATGCCAACAGACGCGCCGACTCCGCGCAGGATCGTTTCAATAAACGCTGAAAAAGTATTGCCAGGGCGTTCATTTTTTAGAACATGCGGTTTTTCACCGGCTGACCCATACATTACCTGCCCTGGCTCGAATTCTTGATACCGTGTCTCCTGGTTTGTGCCTGTATTCTCAGTAGGAAATTTTGAAACTGTTTCAAAAGGATTGCCAGTTTCTATGAAAAGTGGAAAAGACGATGCAACTATATTACCTACAAGTTCGAAATCAAGATAATCTGAAAGATCCCTGAAAAACTTCATAGCAGGTGCAAGCACAGATATCCCACGTACCCGGTCAGGGCTCTTTGCTGCGGCGTGGAATGAATGAAAAACACCAGGTCGATGCCCTATCAATGCCGGATAATATGTGAAATCTTGTGATGTTAAATGTATGCCAATCCTACCTGATTTCGGCGTTGCTATATAGTACCCAATCGGCTCACTGTTTTTTCCAAGCAATACACCATCACGGATATCACCCCTTGACATATAGTCATAAGGTGTCGCCATTCGAACAGGTGATAGCGGCTGTAGCGCTAACCTAACCGCGCTTTCTCCTGGCTTTGCATTAGTCTTTCGCATTGTAGGCAAAATAAGATATTCACCGTTCATCAAAAATGAATAAGCAGCTTGGAACTGTATGTCCTGAAAGTGGAGGCGATTGCCTATATCTGCGTGCTTGCACCAATTAGAATATACCCACTCTGCATTTTCTGCGAAGGTAGCAGCTTGGCTCTCAGATATTCCCAACAATCTCCATTTTGGCTTTGATTGAGGATTAAGTCCGGTGCCAACAACATTGGTTGTCAACGAATCAATAGTAGACGCAGCATACGGATGATTTACGGTTAGGTCTTCCGCACGTTCTGATACGCTCTCCCGATCTTGCGCCTCATTCCACCTTGACAGCTTGCTTACAACCCAATTCGATAGGGTCCCTTTTTTCTGTCCGCCACGTGACCGAACAGGTCCAGGGGTGGCGTATGCTGTTGGCTTAGGATGGAAAAATCTGCTCAAAATGCTCATCTATGAGTTCTCCCGACAGCATAATAAGGGCCTGTCCTACCAGCTGTTGACTCTTTTTCTTTTTCAAGGAATGTCAATGTCGCTCGAATCTCTGGAAGGTCTGCCCTTGTAAGTGTGCGATTCAGGATAGTATATGATTGAGATGTAGCAACAGCTAACAAAGCCGCTTTCCATGTCGTTATCTGCTCTTCAAGTTCTGCTGCTGTAAAGATTGCCATTCCGCCCCCTTATTTATAAATGATACATATATCTTTTTGATTGTTTATCTCAAGAAAGCATGGGGCGGTTGAGGAATTTTTCGACGTCTGACGCTAAAATCCTTATACAATATACAGTCCCCATCTTTGATGCAGGTAATTTCCCTTCGCTTATCAACCTATATACAGTTGATCTGCTTACATTTAGCCTTGCTGCGACTTGAGATACGTCTAACAATCTATCTTTATTCATTTTTTTATCTCCTATCAAACCATTTAGGGAGTGTCCGTATATCCGTAACTTGCCTTTTTTCAGGTGTTTTTTGTGGTTTATCATTCGTTGCAAACGGATCGAATTTATCCCAATCTCGACGTGATAATCCTTCTTTTATGGCTGCTGCATACGAATATACTTTGCAGTCCAGGATGTCGTTTCGTTCTCTTGTTTTTACCCAGCTCTGACGTCTATTGCCTTTATTGTCGTAGCCTGTTACTAATTTTTCTGCAGTCAATTGCAAATAAAACTCATCTTGCAAACCTATTGGAAAATGGATATAGCCTGGCCCAGGCTCTGTTATCTTTAACCTGCTGTAAATAGTCCCTTTGGCTATTTCTGTGCCTACCGTATAAAGAGCAACCCCGTTTTTAATAACCACACCTGCCCTTGTGATATCTTGATGTGATGGTCTGCTTAAAACCGGTTTCCCTTCGCTGCTTGCACCCTTTACCGCGAAAACAACTGGCCCCCTGGTTCTGCAATAATTATATACGGCCTGCGTTTTATGCCCGCCGGTATCTATTGCCATGGATTCAATGTGCATCTCAATACCGGACTCGTGTCTATATGTTCTCATCAGTATTTCGTCAAGTTGTGCCCATACTTCAGGTCTATCAGGATCTCCATAAAGAGTAGTGTGATATATTATCCAAGACTCTTCACCACGACCCCATGCTTCGATCAAAACTTCGAGACGATTGTCCTGCGTGTCTACTCCAGCAGTAATCATACCAGCTTGCATAGGCACGGTTAACACTCGATAAGGCTCTGCCCTTGATGATATATTTACCCATTCAGGCTGGTCCCCGTCTTCCTCCCAGACTTCTGCCATCCTGGTATTAGTCCATACCTTCATGCCTCTCGAGTCACCTTGCTTGAGCTGTTTTGCAGCCTTCAAAAACTCATCTACTACCTGCGCCCATGATACCCAGCCCAGAGGCGAATACAGGCTGTTTATTTTGAACCCTCTCTTTTTACGATCTGGGAATTCATGGATATATTTACCATTTGCCAACATATCCGTTTTTTGCCACTCTTCTATCATGCCGTGGCAATGTTCGCACTGATACCATACCTTCGATGTCTGCCCGTCGTTATCTCGTTCAAACTTGATGCCGTATTCTACGTCACGGCCACCAAAACCAAGAAACTGATACTCGTTACATAGCGGGCACGGCACACAGAAATGACCTTTGCTGGACTCTTCCCATTCCTCTTCAATATTTGATACACCCTTGACAGTCGGCGTACTATTTATATATATCTTTTTCTTAGAGCCGAACGCGTCTGTCCGCTTTTTAAACAGATTTCCAGGTGCGCCCTCTCCACCTGCGTCCTGGATGAATCCGTCATAATCGTCAAGAATAAGATACCTAATCGAATCTGACCGGGCAGATACAGGGGAGTTTGATCCTGTCAAGGTCCATGATCCGCCTGGGAACTCTTTTAAAAGCAGGGTGTTCCCCGCATCCCTTGATTTAACAGGCTTGATTATTCCGTCAAGGGCAGGGATAGCGCGTACTGTCGGCGCCAGCTTTTTCTTTGAATGTTTTTTAACCATGTCGTCGGTCGGCTGGACCAGCATACAGGGTCCCGGGTAAAGATGCGCCACGGAACAAAGCATGATATTTGCCAGGGTGGTATAGCCTGCCTGGGTCGGTTTAATTACCACCACTTCCTGCGTGGGAGATTGAGGGGAAAGCTCTTTCAAAATTTCCTCAACCCAGGGTGTCCGGCTGGATCGGTACTTGCCAGGCTCCACGGATGATTCTTTTGTCAGGCGAAAGTGGGTGTTTGCCCATTCCACAAAATCAATGTATGGGTCTGGTTTTATTCCTGCTTTGTGGCGAATGTTGGGACTCATTTTCTGGCCAGTTCTGCTTTTTTACCCGTGAAGTCTTCCCACCGCTTGACAATAATATCAACATACTCTGGGTTTAGTTCCATGCCATAGCAAGTCCTCCCTGTTCTTTCTGCAGCAATCAGTGAGGTTCCAGATCCCAAAAATGGATCGTACACCTCAAATATTTCATGGTTTCTCATTGGCCGCTCCATACATTCAATTGGTTTTTGTGTGCTGTGGCCTGTTTCTGATTTTTGAGGCTTCGGTATTTCCCATATCGTCGAACAGTCCCCAGAAACAGCATGGAATATTTCTGATGCCTCTCCCTCCCACCTGACAAAAACCTGCTCGTCTTCACGCAACACCCCACCCAGATTGCGCCACAGCGTCGTCCGTTTTCTGCCGCCCTTCCACTTTGCCGTCGCGCCTTTTCTGACTGCGTACCAACAGGGCTCGTGTTGGTGGTGATAATTTCCACGTCCGATCACAAGCCGGTCCTTTGCCCAAATTATCAAATTTCTAAGAGTAAAACCAACAGACTCGATGTTCTGCCCAACCACCGGCGAAAAAGCACCAGCATGCCAAACATAAGCTACATCCCCTGGAAATAATGCCCAAGCTTCTGTCCAGTCTGCATTATCATCTTCTTGTCCAATTTTTGAAAATTCATCCAAGGAAAACCCGGTCAATTCTATATCGAACTCCATGCCTTTAAGGAAGTCAATTTCCACATGCAGTTTTTCAAAATCCCACTCCGACAACTCCCCTGTCCGGTTGTCAGCGATCCGATACGCCTTAACCTGCTCCGGCGTCAACTTGTCGGCAACTACCACTGGGCATTCACCCATCCCGAGTTCCACAGCAGCCTTAAGTCTTGTGTGCCCTACGATTACCACACCGGCACCGTCAACCACAATCGGTTGTTGCCAACCATACTGCCCCAATGACATCGCCACCTTATCTACAGCGCCGTCATTTCTCCTTGGATTGTTTTCGTAGGGGATGATATCTTCTGTTTTCCACTGTTCTATTTTCATCTGCTAAGCTCCTCTAATACTTCATTGTATGCGGCGGTTAACGTTTCTCTTACTTTATGAACATCTGTATAACTTGCAATCTCAGAGCTTACACGATCTGGAACATTTTGAATTGCATCACGGACACGTCTCGCAAAATTGAACGTCTCAACCTCAACTACT